GTTGCGGCTACTTTTACGTGCACCATTAGTACTCCCTCTACTGGAACAGTTACAATGGCTCTTCCAAATGCAACCAGTTCAGCATTGACCGCAGGCACTTATGTTTATGATTTAGAAATCTTCACAGCTAACGATGCTACCGTAACTAGACTGATTCAAGGGTCTGTAGACCTTACTCAAGAGGTCACTAGATAATGGCAATTACAATTACGGCAACGCCTATACAAAATGGTGTCGAAGTTACTGATGGAAGTACAACTATTACCGCGGCAGGAGTAGCTCTTGCAAATACTAGTGCAACAGGTATGGGTATTAGTAGTATATCAGGTTTAAGTGCAACAAACGTACAGGATGCCATTGAAGAGCTTGCAGGACAAAATTTTCAACAAGATAATACGCCAACAGGGTCTCAAGTAAATGAAGGAGATACCTGGTACGATACAGATGATAATCAATATAAAATATACCGCGAAACAAGTAATGGAGTATATCAGTGGGTACCTATAATTGTAGGTTCAGCTGAGGATGATTCAGACACGCTTGACGCAGGAGCCTTTTAAGGCTAATCCCGGAGACTTTAAATGGCTCAAACAATTCAAATCAAACGTAGTACAAGTACTACAACTCCCTCAAGCCTCTCGGCAGGTGAACTAGCTTATTCGGGCAAGTCGGATAGTAATAAACTATTTATAGGACATCCTGATGGTACTACAGGCGTAGTTGCTATTGGTGGTCAATACTATACTGGTGTTGTTGACGGTGCTACTGCCGCTAACACCGCAAGCAAACTAGTACTGCGAGATGGCTCAGGCAATTTCTCAGCAGGTACAATCACAGCAGCTTTAACAGGTGATGTAACTGGTAATGCGGACACCGCTACAGCTCTTGAGACGGGCAGAACACTTGCTATTACAGGAGATCTAACCTATACCTCTCCTAGCTTTGATGGTTCTGGTAATGTTACAGCAGCAGGTACTCTTGCAACTGTTAACTCAAATGTAGGTCAGTTTGGTTCTACTACTGCTATACCTGTAGTTACTGTTAACGCAAAAGGCCTTGTTACTGCAGTATCTACCAGCGCCATTGCTACTTCTTTTGGTGTCGCGGCAGACTCAGGTACTACCGATACTGTAGCAGGCGGAGAAACTCTGACTCTTACAGGCGGAACTGGTGTTGCTACAACAGTTAGCAATAACGCAGTAAGTTTTGCAATTGGTCAGGCAGTTGCTACCAACTCTAACGTAACATTCAATAATGTAACGGTAGATGGTGTTTTAACCTCTGACGACATTACTTCTACAAATATCTCGGTTGCTGGTAATGCTACAATTACAGGTAATCTTACAGTTGAAGGTACGACAACTACTGTTGATTCTACTACTGTTGCCATTGGTGATAACATCATGGTACTTAACAAGGATGAGACAGGTACTCCTTCTGCAAATGCTGGTATCGAAGTTGAACGAGGAACTGCGACAAATGTATCGCTTCTTTGGAATGAAACAAACGATAACTGGACTGTAAGTAATGGAAGTGCAACTTCCGTAATATTAACTGCCGCAAACTTTGGAAGCACTTATACAGGTGCAATTGATGGCGGATCATTCTAAATAAAACCGAATCTCTAGCGTACATACGCAGATTATAGGAGAGCCAAATGGCACAAACGATTAAACTAAAGCGTTCGTCTACAGCGGGCGCTATCCCTACTCATTCACAACTAGAATTAGGTGAAGTTGCTATCAATACTGCGGATGGTCGTATGTATATGAAAGACGGAGCCAATGATATTGTCTGGGTGAATAAAACTTCTGAAATTACAGGAACCACTCCTCAAGCATCGGACGGAACAAATAAGCCCGTAGGTTATGTTTGGTATGTAGTATAAAATGACTATTAAAGTATGGAACGGCTCATCCGTAGTCGAACCTGAGTCAATAGTCGTAAAAGCAACAAACGGTACTCTCAGATTCGTAAATTATGTGGTACAGAAAGTTACAGACGGTAGCCTTAATACCGTTTGGGATGCTATTTATACCACTTCTCGTGGTACAGACACGTCCAGAGGTACTACTACCGCATTTACCACTGCTTATGATACTAGCAAGACTACTTCCTTTACGACTACGACAGCTTTTGATACAAGTGGAGTAACTTCTCGCAGCACCAGCAGTGCGTACACTACTACATATGATACTTCGCAAGGTACTTCTAAGTCTACTACCACAGATTTTACTACTACATTTGCAACGAGCGCAAGTACCACTACCACCTATGTTAGTTCCTTCGATACTACTAGAGCTACTACTGTAGATACTACTACTGCATTTACGACTACTTTTGCAACAAGTAAAAGTACTACCAGCGCCTATACCACTACCTTCAACACTGCCACTAGTATCTCTACTAGTACGGCATTTACAACTACCTTCCAGACGAGCAGAGGAACTACTGTAGATACTACTACAGCGTACAACACTACTTTCGCTACTACTCGTACTACAAATACTGTATTTACAACTACGTTTAACACGACGACTACAAAAACAACAAGTACGTTGTATACAACTACGTATAATACTACAAGATCAACAACAGTAAATACAACTACAGTATTTACCACTAGCTTTAACACTAGTAAAACTACTACGACTACTTTTAATACCGCTTTTGCAACCGGCACCAGTAGAGCTACAACCACCGAGTACACCACTAATTTTAACACTACTCGAGCAACAACAGTAGACACAAGTACAGTTTATACTACTACGTATAATACAACTAGAAGTACTACGATTGATACTACTACTACGTTTAATACAACTACTACTCGCAGTACAACAACAGAATACACCACTACCTTTGACACAAGCAGAGGTACTAGTCGAGGTACGTCTAAAACAACCACAACTACCTTTGACACATCAAAAGGCACAAGTAAAAGTACTACAACTGTATTTAATACGGCAACTGGACGTTTAACTACAAAAGATACAACTACTGTTTACAGTACCAGCAGGGGCACAAGTAGAGGTACTAGTAAGTCTACGACTACGGCTTTTGCAACTGGCACAAGTAGAAGTACTACAACAACTTTCGGAACTTTAACAAGTAGAGGCACAAGTAAGTCAACTACTTCTGTATATGATACTGCTCGAGCCACTAGTAGAGGTACTAGCAAAGCAACGACTACTGCTTTCGCAACGGGGACGAGCAGAAGTACAACAACCACTTTTGACACCTCCAAGTCTACAAGCCGAGGTACTAGTAAAAGCACAAGTACTGTTTTTGGCACAGGTACAAGCAGAAGTACTACCACATCGTATACTACAGGCTTTGGCACTACTACAGCGTATACTACTACTACTTCGTACACTACTTCATTTGCAACGGGTACAAGCAGAAGTACTACGAGTGCGTATACTACTAATTTTGGTACCACAACAGCTTATAGTACGACTACTTCTTTTACAACAGCATTTGCTACCGGTACTAGCAAAAGTACGACTACAGCATATACTACCACTTTCGGTACTACAACAGCATATACTACGACTACTTCGTTCACAACTGGATTCGGAACCTTAACCAGTAAAAGTACCACAGAGAGTCGTACTACTCAAACAAGTAGAGGAACTAGCAAAAGTACAGCGGAAAGCAGAACGACTCAAACAAGCAGAGGCACCAGTAGAGGTACCGGAGAAAGTCGCAGCACAAATACTAGCAGAGCTACAGCAACTAGTCGAACCACTACATTTAATACAACTACCTCGTTTGCTACATCATTTACTACGTCGTTTACTACTTCGTTTGCTACAGCGTATACTACGTCATTTACTACTACCTTTGCTACTACATATGCTACTTATTATGGTACTAGTAAAACTACTACCCGGACAACTTATTTTGATACTTATTATGCTGAGAACGTAGTTACAAGTCGTACAACAGGCACTACCTTTAATACGACTAGAAATACAACGACTACATATGCAGGAAGTCGTACTACATATTACCTTACTTACTACAATACTACCTATGTTACTTACTTTACCTATAACAGATCTCCTTATAATAGGGTTACAAGTCATGGCACTTATAAATCAACTTATAAAGTAACTGCAGCAACCGTTAGTAGAAGTACCGCAACTATTCTAGGTGTGACAGGAAGGCCTACCAGTACCCAATATACTACTGTTCCCAGAGGTTTCTTTGGTACTAGCATAGTTACTGGATGGACTACTTACTACGATACAAGTAAGTCAACTAGTAAAGCTACGAGCCGTGGTACGTCTCGAGGCACCTCTAAAGGAACAAGCCGTGGCACTTCTCGAGGCACTTCTCGAGGCACCAGTAAATCTACGTCAACTAGTCGAACTACTACATTTAATACAACTACTAGTTTTAATACTACTACGGCGTATACAACAACTACTTCATTTACTACAACTTTTGGTACTACTACAGCGTATACCACTACAACCTCATATACTACAGGGTTTGGCACTAGTACAACATATACTACAACAACTACGTATACTACTCAAACGAGCAGAGGAACTAGTCGAGGCACGGCCGAAAGTCGAACTACTCAGACAAGTAGAGGCACTAGTAAAAGTACAACTACGTCGTTTAATACAACCACGACTAGAGGCACTAGCAGAAGTACTGGAGAAAGTCGTACAACAGGCACGAGCAGAGGCACTAGCAAAAGTACAACTACCTCGTTCAATACTACTACGAGTAGAGGCACTAGTAAAAGCACTGCCGAGAGCCGTACCACTCAGACAAGCAGAGGAACAAGTAAAAGTACAACTACAGCTTTCACAACTGCTACAAGTAGGAACACAACTACTGCGTATACCACTACGTTCACAACTACTTTTGCCACAAGTAAAGCTACTACAACGGCGTTCAACACTACTACGACTAGATCAACCACTACGTCGTACACTACTGCTTTCTCGACAGTGTTTAATACTTCGTTAAGTACGACTACTTCTTTCACTACTACTTTCACTACTCAGACAAGTAGAGCAACTACGACTGCGTTTAATACAACGACTACTAAGTCGACAACGACAGCATATACTACAGCATTTACAACTACTTTTGATACTAGCAAATCAACTACTTCAGAGTATACAACAACCTTTAATACTGCTACTAGTAAGTCTACTACAACCGCATTCACAACTACTTTTGCGACTAGTAAGGGTACGACTACTGCGTATACGACTGCATTTACAACTACTTTCGCAACCAGTAACTTGACAAGTAAATCTACGACAACTGCATTTGCTACTTCTACCAGCAAGACCACTACTAGCACGTACACAACTACCTTCGGAACTAGTAACATTACGTCCAAGACTACTACTAGTGCGTACACTACTACATTTGGTACAAGTAACTTGACAAGCAAGTCTACTACTACTGCGTTCAATACAACTACTAGTCGTAGTACTACTAAGGACACCACAACCACATTTATTACTAGCAGGTCAACTTCTAGTGAGACGGGTTGTGTCTATACAACTACTTTCTCAACTAGTAACATTACAGCGAAAGATACGACTACAGCATTCTCTACTGCCACTTCTCGTACTACTAACTTTGATACTGCGACTACCTTTGATACAAATAGAGGTACTTCAAAAACTACTACAAGTGCTTACACAACAGCTTTTGATACTTCTAAAGGGACAAGCAGATCCACTACTTCTGTATTTAATACAGCTACTAATAGAGGTACTACGGTGAGTACTTCTACAGTTTTTGATACCTCTAAAGGTACTTCTAGAAGTACTTCGAGTGCGTACACTACTACGTTTACTACTAATATAACTACAGATAAAAGTACAACTACTACTTTTAATACTTCTGCGATTACGAGTAAAAGTACAACAAGTTCGTATACGACTTCTTTCGCAACTAGTAAAACAACTAGTGTAACAACGAGCACAGCATTTTCTACTACTTTTGGTACTACACAAAGTACTACTACAAGCAGAACAACTACTTTTGAAACTACTAAAGGTACTTCAAAAGCTACCACTACAGTATTTGGTACAAACACAGTGGTATACGAAAGAGTAACAACAACTGGCGTAGAGACTGAAGTTTCTTCTGCCGGAGCACACAACACACGATATTGGGATGGATCACAATGGACGGAATAACCGTTAAAGAATTAAACCACAAATTAGAAACAACTTTAGAAATAGTCATGGAACACTTCATTGAAATGGAAGAACGCATGGAGCAACTCGAAGAAGAAATCGAGGAATTGAGAAATGGGGATTAAACGACTCGCTGACGACGACAGTGTCGGCAACAAAGCAGCTCATTTTTTTAAGTCCGGCAACATAATGCGAACTCCCGAAAATGATAATCTTATCGCTCTAAAAGAGTTACTCCCTGAGAAAGGAAACTGGGGAACTCCGATAGAGTATGATGTTTGGTACGATATTGCAGAAGAAGAAATTAAGGGGTACACCTATACTGATGTATTTTCTAAGTTTCTTTTGATACGTGTAGCTTCTGTAGAGAAATATCATAGAACTATTAGACTAGCTGCGAAAGAGCCTATAACCGAAGAAGGTGAAAGAATCTTCGCAGAGCTTCGCGATAGTAGTCATGATAAGTATCGACTACGTAAAAGAGCACCGAAACATAAGTTTGTAATCTTTCTACCTGGTACTAACATTCTAAATAAAGTGTTAGATATACCAAAAACTAAAAGAGCTGTTGCTCAAGGAGCTGTTCTTAAATGTCACCCATTAACTGCTCCCGGCATGTTTGCATGGTTAAAGAAAGAGTTTGGCAAAGACAACGTAATTGCAAAGAAACTCTCAGGACACCAACTTTTAGAGTCTGCTGATATTGTCGGCTGCTGTACCAACTCGGAAATGGGACTACTAGCTTTAGCAAAAGGTAAAACTGTGTACCTATTTGATGAAGGCTCACCTCAAACTACTTACGGGGCTTTTTACAAAGCTATATGGGAAGGCAGAGATTATCCTAATATTCTAGCATTCAAAGCAATTCTTTCATGTAAATACTCAGGTTTAGTCCCTTATTTTATAGATAACCCTCAAGAGAGAATAGACTACTTTTTTAACTTCTGGAAAGCAAATAAACATGCAATACCTCGTCCTCGAAAATAACTTTACCGCCTTAACTACTAACTCTATAGAGCAGAATATGCCAGATGCTGAGTACAAAGTTGTGCCTGATACTGGTGGAAGAATAGAAAATGCTTTGAAGCATTGTACTGATATAACTATGGTAGTTACTGGAGGTATTATTTTAAATATTAAAGAAGGAGATCTGCCCCCTGACGAGGTTTTGGGAAGAAACCATCTTGCCTGTAGTAGAGAAGCGGTATTTATTGACCACCCGAGACATAAAGTAAATTACGAACATATCGGTAGCCCTCTTCATTCAGGAGTAGTTGATATGTCTTTGTTTATAATAAATCCTACCAAGTGGGAAGGAGAGACTAACTTCTCAAAACTATCTGACAAAAAGATAATCTATATGCCAAGATATATGAATCATAGAGATGATCCCACCGTTGCTTTTTGTATGGGCGGCTATGATATAATGGAATACGGCTCAATCGGAGAAGAGGCTTCGGTTCTTAACTACTTAACACATCTATACTCAGGTGTAGCTACTCCCAGAGATACTTGGGGTTATTGCTTTGATTTACTACTGCCATATACGGAAGGGTTGGGTGAAGAAGAAAGGAAACTAGTAGAAAGACTAGGAAAACAGACAAAAAGAAGGGTAGGTAAACTTAGAAGAATGGTAATAGAGAAAGAAAAAAGCCCCGATTAAGGGGCTTTGTTCGTTATGGATGTACGGGAAACTCAATCTCAGCTTCCAAAGCATTAGGTATCTCATCTAACTGTTCGTGAGTTATCCAAGTAACTCCTAAGTTAAACTGTATAACACCAGGTCGAAGACCTAGGCGAGTACATACAGATTCAAAGGCAAGAGTATACTTGCATACTGCTTCAGGAAACTCATCTATTATGTTTATTTCTGGTACATTTACTCGTATATCTGCGTGGTCGTCTCTAGTAAATATCTGTATCTCTGGAGACTCTTCATTGATATAAAGAGATTCATCTTTTGCATTCTTTCTGCTAAACTGTGAGTTTCCGAAATTAGGAAAAGAGGCTGTAATATCTGGAAACCAAATGTTACTACCAAAGCTCTCTAGCCTATCATTTTGCTCAACGTGAGCTTTTCTAAACTCGTCTAACATACCAAGATAGCTTAGTTCGCTTGAAAAGCGAAAATCGGGTTCTTGCTGTTCGCTCATATTATTATCCTTATACTATCTCACAAGCACCGCCAACACAGGCGAGTTCTTGAGATCCAGTTGTGTTATCTTCTACTTCAAACTGAGACAAATCTTCCCAGTTTACATTTTGTGGCATTTCCGCTAGGAGCTTTAGATACTCTTCTTCGTCAATGTCCTCATATGGAGCTTGCTGATAAGTGTGATCACTTGTTGGAAGCAAACTAATTCCAGAACATAGATCAAAGTTATCCCAAATCCATTGTGCTACTTGTAAGTACTCGCTATCAGTGTAGTATACAGTTACACTTGGTTTATGTTCACACCAGTGATTCTGATAAGTCTTCCATAGCTTTAGCTGATGCATTGCACCTACATCTTTCACACAGGTACTTGCTTCTGGAGACTTTACAGGAAAGCTAAAGACTACAGATGTTGGAGACATTACATCTTGTTCCATTGGGAATCCTGCTTGCTCCATATAGAGTGCAAGTGGATCTTTTTTGTCCGAACGTACTCGGCGAATGTAATGCTTACTAAAGCGAGGATGTATGCCGGAAGCACTGTCAACAAGCTGAGAAACAGTACCGCTAGGCTTAACACACGTAATAGCTGCAGACTGTGCAACGCCAAGCTTCTCAGCCCATTCTTTATTTGTTTCAATACTAACATCTCTCATTTCCTCTAGCCACGCTGCTAGCATTGGTGACTCTGGGTCTCCACCCAAGATTTCATGATCCATGATACCTGTCAAACTTACGCCTAGCAATGCCTCTTCTTCAGTGTTACGCTTCCAACGTACACGTAGATACCTAAAGTCTGTAAGAGTTGACTGTAGTGTACCAATGATTGTTGCTTTGCGTACTTTTTCTTTTAATGTTTCTAACGTGTCATCTGCTCGTACAACTACTTCTGACAAGTTACAAAACTCGTTGCTTCGTAGAATAATCTCAGAACAAGGGTTAGTACCGAAATCCTGTTCGTGATCTCTACGTCCATTACGTGCTGCAATCTTCTGTGCCGCTACACGACTGAACAATCCACGCTCACCAGACTTAGACTCATATAGATTCTTCATCTCTTGTAGGAACGCTTCAAAGTCAGGCTTCTCTGTGTATGCTACAGAATTATTTGCTAGACGACGTTGTCCTTGATCTACCCACCACTGACCTGACTTAGCTTTTGACATACGTTGGTCTGACAGATTAGACAAACTAATCAGAGCAGATCTACGAACACCACCAACTACTACAATATCAGCAATCTTACAGCAGACATCGTGACACTCAATACTTGTGAGTTTACGTCCTTTTGCTTTCTGGAATATCTCTACACAGAAACGGAATAGATCTTGCAAAGGCTCTGGGCCACTTGCTCGACCACCAAAAGTCTTAAGTCTAGCACCGGCTGGACGTACTCGGCTCATGTCCCACTGAGGTAATTTACCTGCATAGAGCATAGCAATCAACTCTCGGAAAGCACTCGCCCATCCTAGCTTACTATCACTTACTACAATTGTAGAGCTTGTTTTGTGGAATGTTTCTGCTACTTCTGGTAGTTTCGCAATAAAGTTACGCTCTACACTGAAGCCAACACCTGTTCCACACATTAATACATACATTAGCTCGTCAAAAGCTCGTGGATGGTCAATATGTAAATAACTACAGTTAAAACCTGCTACGTTATCACGCTTCAAGGCTTCACCTGCTGTCATCATACAACGCATACTAGGCATTACTTCCAGAGCATGAATGGCATCCCAGATCTCTTGAGCATCCTCACCTTCTATCTGCTCTCTTTCCTTGAAGAAGTCAACGTAACGACTTACTGTCTCGTCCCATGTTTCCCTGCGCCCTTCGCTTTCTAACCAGCGAGCATAGCGACTTTTATGAATAAAACTTTGATATTGATCCATTAGATCATTCTCTCCTCAATATTGGACACATTGTCCTTGCCTATTGCGTCATCGCAATATGTTACTAAATCCATCAACTCGTAGTTCTTTAAAAGTACATCTGCGTTTTCATTCAATTCTTGTATGTACTTGTATTTTCCACTAATAGGTATACAATCATAAATTGACATGGCATCGCCATACTGTTCTATAAGTTGTTGTGCTCGTTTTGGGCCGATTCCATTGATGCCAGGGACATTATCCCCTTTATCTCCAGTTAAACACTTGAAAGATATGTATTCTTCAGGTTTAACTTCGTAATGTTCGTGCCAGTTATCTATAGTTACCTCTTTTCGAGTAACGTAAGAAAATCTACTTACACCGTCCTGAATCAATAAGTCCCAGTCTCGGTCACTAGATACTAACCAGATATTCTCTAATCCGTAATCTTTCTTTCGCTTTACAAGGTGGGCAGCAAGATCATCTGCCTCTACACCTTTGTATCGAAGAACGTCATAGCTTTCTGATAGTAGTTCTAGTGTTTCTTCGTACTCTTCAAAGAAGTCTATAAATGCTTGCTTTTCTTCTTCAGTTTGTTCAGCGTACTTATCTTTTCGATTCTGTTTGTAATCTGGTAGTATCTCTTTTCGATAACTCGATGATCCCCAATCTGCTGTGATAATAACTTTACCACAATTGTAGGATGTTGCTAGAGATTTTACTGTTTCTACATACTGCTCACGAAAATCTGTTCTGCCTTGATGTTTCCAACGAAAAGCTAAGTTTAATGCGTCTACTACTAGCGTTCCATCTTGGTTACGCTCGTTAAAATTAAAAGCCACCTATAAACTCCACTTCTTCATGTTGTAACCAATCTTCCGCAAGTAGTATGTAGCACTCAAGAAAACGAATATACATATATTCTATAGTATTCTCTGGCTTCTCTGCTGTTACTACAAATACCTTAGATCGGTCATATTTAAAAAATAAAAGAGGCTTTTGATCGCCACCTTTCGCCTGTATTATAATCTTTTTCCACCAATTAATAATGTTATTCGTACGTCTCGCTGTGAATATCTTATCTGTCAGTGGTGAATCTTTATAATTTTTCACCTCTATACAATAATGATTTCTCTGATTGGGGACATATAAGTCCCCTTTCAGATACTCAAGAGCACCAGAGGCGGGTACTCTTTCAAACTTCAGTCCGGTCGCTTGGCGTAACATATCCCGTACTAGGTACTCGCCTCTCGCTCCCTTCGCTCTCGAATCTACCATCCTTTTCCTCTTTCTTTTTTGGCTCTAAGCCTATTGCTTCACGATGGTTCTGATGCATCCACCATATTCTTCTACGTCCTGCGCTCATACTATTCCAATCCGCTGATGTTTCCATCCTTGACTACTTCGATCTTTTCTAGTAATGGATGCGACCACCCATGTGATACTAAGTATGTATTCAGATCTTCTCGAAGTAGAACTTCCACTAATCGTTCTTTACCAACATCATCAAGAACACTAATTACCTCATCTAAGAATAATATGTTGATTTTAGACTTAGAAATACTACTCATTAGCTTACGAATTGCTATCAGAGTAGCAGTGTTTACCCTAGCTAATTCACCCGAAGATAGGGCTAGAATGTCTACAATATTACCATTATCGGTAATCTGCACATTCAATTTGTCGTTTGATACAACAAACTCTAGTGTAAATCGACCATCAGAAAGTTCAGCCAAGTATGTATTAGCCAATTCTTCTAACTCTCCAACCAGGTTTTCTATCTTATACGCAAGTAGTCCATTAGTACTAAAAGACTTTTTCAGAATATCCAACTCAGTCTCGAGTTTTTGATTTCCTGTAAGTTTACCTTCGTACTCTGTCTGTTGCTGTAGGAACTCATCTGTTTGTTCCTGTATAACTTGTATACGGGTGTTTAGCTTTGTTCTTCGCTCGTTTTCTGCTGCGTTTTCTGCCAATTGCTTTTTCGCTTCTTGAAGTCTGCTTTGAACAGAGGCCAGCTCTGTTTCAAGCTCTCCTTTGTCCAAGAGGCGTGTAGGCAGAGATTGGTCGTGTGCGTGGTACAACTCTTCCCAATCTTTTTGAGCTTTTCTGTTACGTTCGACTTCGACATTATTGGCTTTAATTTTGACAATTTGTTGTTGAAGATCTGTAAGTCTTCCCTTAGCGTCTTCATACTTTGCCTCCTCCGTTGCCTTCATTGCTTTCTCAACAGAACTGTCGATGGGTTGCTCACAAGTGGGACAAGTATCCCGAATATCCCCTAATTGTTTTAGAGTCCGTTGAGCACCCGCAGCGACTGCTTTTACAGAGCCAAGCTCAGATTGCAACTCATCATAAGATTCTATCTGTGTTGCAGTCGATGAACTAATTGCCTGTAAATCTATTTGATCGAGCAAGGTTTTGTATTGATTGTTTTGTTGGATTTTTTTATTTTTTTCCGAAATATTTTCAATTTCTACCATGAGAGAACTTAAAGCCTTCTCGTCTTTAGATGTATCAATTTCTAAATCCAACATGGGTAGTATGGATGTATCATCCAATTTATTTGTTTCTAACCATCTTTCGACAGTTGCAAGTTTCCCTGCTATCGTAGTTGACGTATTCGTTACTTCTCGTGAAGCACTTTTAAACACTTCAAACAATTCAACATACTTTTCTAGGTGTAACAAGTCAATAAGAAACTTCTTACGATTTGCATCTGTAGCAGTTAGAAACTGTAAACTCGCATTAGTATTTTGGTATACTAATTGCGAAAAGGTTTTAAAGTCAACTCCAAGTATTTCCTGCAAGGTTTTGTACGTATTCGTAGCTGTGTGGCTAGATATATCCGCACCGTTCTTTTCTAGTTTGACTTTGATATTTGTTTTACGATTAATTGTAATCTCATACCTATCTGTATCTTTCTTGAAAGACAGGTATATGTTGTAACCATTATTCACATAACGATTTGGGATGTCTGCTTTTTTGATACCCTTAGAGTTCTTGTTGTACAATGCTTCCTCAATGATTAACGGGATGGAAGACTTCCCCATCCCGTTAGTACCAAGAATCTGTGTAACAGTGCTACCGTCTAAGTGTAATTCATTACCAGAACCATAACTAAAGCAGTTATCCCATCTCAATGTTTGTAGTGTAATCATTGTATGTTCCTATGATGTCTGGTATTTTATCAGGGTGTATTTCTAGTATGTAAGTTAGATACTCTACTAGCTCTTCTTGTACGGACATATCTTTATCCATGATAAGAGATGCCTCTGATTTTCGTTTTACTACTTTCTTATCTAGCAACTCTGAGTTTTTGACTCCTGCTAGATCCTGTATATCGCCTTCTACTTCATAGATTGTGTGATCGTAAGTTGTTGGAATCATCTCATCTTCACTACTAACGGTCTTTCTTATTAGCTGTGGAAGTCTGAACTCTTCCCAAAACCAATCCCAAGTCTTTTCATTGATAAGCAAATAGCCTGTCTTAACTGGGTTTCTATGAAACGAAGTAGTCATAGGACTACCTGGGTATACAATGTTTCTTTGTGTATTACTATGACTGTGTAAGTCTCCTGCGAATACGACAGGGAAATCTTCTAGCAGGTCTAGGTCGATTTCTGGTTTAACGTGTGGTGGAATCTCTCCTCGGACATGGGTGAACAAGGGCTGACTCTTATCAAAGTGATCTATCGCACCTTTTCTGTGCAGATCAGCGTAGGGTAGTATGCCGTAGCCTAGATCGTTATCTACATACGATATGTCTACTATATTTATAAGAGGGTTAATATCTCTTGATACTTGTTTAAGCTGTGTAAAGAACGTCTTGTTCTTCTTTGTAGCTTCATGGTTCCCGTCATAAATAATAGTTGGAATCTTTACTCCACGAATAAACTTGAAGTAAAGTTCCAACTCTTCCATATTCGGTAGACGATCAAAGAGATCGCCACCGATTATGTGCATATTACACTCTTTCTCTAACTCATAAATTTGGTTAAAGAACTCTTGATAGCGACCTAAAGCCCAGGTGACTGGGACATTCTTTTGTCCCAGCTTAATGTGCCAGTCTGCTGTAAAGAGAATCATCCTACATTGAACTCCGCTTCTAGAGCTTCGTCATCAGTTTCATCACCGTGGTTACGAACTCGATCAAGCAACTCTTTCTGTGCGTCAGGAGTAGGACGGGTCATTACGTCATCCATAGACTTTAGATCAGCAATAGCTTCACGCTCTTCTTCAGTGAGAGGGCGAGGCTTGCACTTAAGTGCTTGTAGCTGATATTCTACGTTATAAGGTAGAGGGCCAGTCTTGACTCGCTTGAAGCAAATGTCCCAGCCAGTCTCAGGGTCAGTAGGATCGCCTAAATCTTCTGCGGCAGTAATGATTTGCTCCCACAGCTTTTTCTTTAGGTTTACTACTTTTACTTCACCATTGTCGATGCACTGAGTAGCGTAGCTCCAGCCACACTTTAGGTCGGGGTAGTACTCGCGAACCCAGTCTTTTTCAACATTGTTGAATCGCTCGGAATTTCTATCAAAAGATAGGCACTCCATTGGAATGTTTTTACCATTCTCACCGTTAATCCAGTAAACGTAGCGAGCAAGAATGTCGCCAACGATACGCATTTTGTTATCGCCGTCTTTGTACTGAAAGGATGAGATTGATGATTTTTGGGCAGA